ACCCTGACCACCGCAGCCGCCGTTACCAGATACAGCGCCGCCAGTGATGCAGTAACCGTCCGTGCCGCCTCCACCACCGCCACCGCCGCCAATCAAGCCGAAAGCGTTATCAATCGTGGCGTTAGTCGTAAACTCCGCCGCTGGCCCGCCGTCACTACCCGCCGCTGAGTTAGTTGGCACCGAGCAAACGCTGCTCTCATAGCTTGCGTTACCACCTTTGCCGCCGTTACCACCTTTGCCGATAACCTGGCCGGCATTGATGAGCTTGAGCGTTGCGCCACCTGCAAACGTGCCTTGTCGAAACGCAGCCCACGAGTTCGACGTGGAGCCAAACACAGCGCCGCTGTTGACGACGACCGTGTATTCTCGCGCTTCTGAGAAGTTGAAGTTGTCCGAAAGGATGTAGTTAAAATACTCGCCTGCCGCGATGTAGTAGTCAGCGTTTGGCGGTACGTTGGCTTTGTAGCTAATACCTGTCACGCGCCACTTATCCGCTCTGCCGGTTGCGTTGATGCTGATACATTGGCAAGTCAGCACTTCGGGCTCAAACGCGCCATTGCAGTAAACGCGGTTGACAGTTTCAACGGCAAACACGCAACCAAGCCACATACGACCATCTACAACTGTGCCAATGTACGCGGAATCAACCTCAAACGACACCTCAACAGGTACTTGGCTAAACCGCGCCACGTTGCGCTGAGCGATACCTGTGGCGATTTGGTTTCCGTCTGGCGTGTTTGGCAGCCACCGCGAAACAACGTCAGCGCCAGCGTTTTTGGTGCCTAGTCTGCTCTTGTCCTCCTCAAGGATTGCAGCCACACGGAATGTCTTTGCGTAGTTGCGTTGCTCTTCGCTTGAGTAGTCGAGCGGGGCCCATGATACAAGCTGCCGCGTCACTAGCTTGTCAAACTTGTTTTTAACTTGTAGCGTGCCTTCTTCGATGTGCTCAACTTGGTTGAATGTAATAACAGGAGTATCGAAGTTTGGCGTTGCTGTGATTTTTATTGCACGCGCAACCACATCAACATACATCGTCAATCCTGCGATTTGGATAAGCTCGTTGACTAGCTTTTTAACGTCTGTTTCTTTTGCAATGCAGTTTTTCAGCATAAAGCCAGCAAGCTCGCCAGCTTTTAGCGCATCCCATTCAGTCGACGGAATGTACGTTTCGTCGATGTCGGTGTAGTCGCGGAATATCTCATCAAGTATGTCGATGATGTTGGTAAGCGCAGGCCATGCAAGGCAGCGCTGCACCGTTGTATTGATGCTGTGCTCTGCTGTTGTAGTGCCGAATGCGCCACGAGTATCTAACGACACAACCACCGGAGAAACACCGGTTGCGCTTGTGACCGTGTATAAGATGTACTCAGAGTCAATCGCAAGCGTGCCTGTTGCGCCGTTAGCGCCAAACTTCGCTTCAATCTCTGCCGATGTTAAGCCACTCTCAAGGTTAATCGTCGCGGTCGTTGATGATGTAGTCAGTGCAGCGTTTAACGTCGCATTGCTCGTTTCAGGTGCCTTTGCGTTGATGCCGTTGGTTAGAGCCAATACGTCAACAAGCGAAAACGTGATGCCGCCTTGCAGTGTTGGTCCTTGGTATTCGTCGATGATGTAATGCTCAGTCACAAAGTTTGCAGCATCATAAACGCCGTTGACTAGGTAGCCGCGTTTAATGCGGGCGGGGCGATTCTTGACAAAGTTGCGGGAAAACAGCTTCGCCCAATGCGAGCCAGTCACGCGACGGTCAGCGTACAATCCTTGCAACTCAAACGCATCTGTACTGATGAAGTCTTTCAGGCTGATGTTGGCTGATGCACGAAAGCCGATGTCGATACCTGGATTTGCTTTCGGTGGATTGCTCTTTGCATCAGTTAGGTACGGGAAGCAGTCGAGATTGCTGATTGCTGTTGTGCTGTAGCGGTACGTGCGGAACTCGCCTTCCTTGTATGCGCGAAAGTCGTCTGTTGTTTTTGGCGTGCCATAGCTTGCTGAGTCTAAAGCAAACTCTGCGTCGTAAGTTGGATCGTTAATATCCAAATCAATCTCAAATATGGTACATGCTTGGCGCTGCGTCGTTAGTTTGATGTTGTCAAAGCTCATGCGCTAACACCTCGAATTGTTAATTGCAGGCTCGTGAAATACGATGTGTCAAACTTGGGCTTGGATGCTTCCCAATGCCCGAATATAACCGCGCCTTGGCGGTCGTATTGGTTCCAACCGCACCACACTGGGCGCCCTTTGGCAATCTTGCGGAACTGGTTAAACTGACCATCCATCCAATCAGGCGTGATGTAGTTAAACTGCATGACCTGCGTTGAGCCTTTACGCTCGATGGTTGATGCGCCGACGTTAAGCGATTGCGTAGTGCTAACGGTCACTTCATCATCGTCTGACCACTCGGACGGTTGCAAACCAACAGCAGGAAGCGACGGCATTTGCAGCGCCTCACCGAACGCAGCTTCGCCGACGTAAAGCGCCGACACGCTGGTAAACACGAATTTTGCTTTGGTCGTTTCTACTTGCGTGAATACGCGCATAACGGGGGCGGAATCAGCGTCGGCGGTCAGGTTGCATTGCAGCGCCCATGCTGCGCCGTCCCACGTATAAAAGTCACATTCCACGCCACCAGATAGCCAGTTGACGCCAGCAAGCCCGACACAGTTAACCGATTGACTTGCGAATGACAGTTCAACTGTATTTGTACCGCTTGCTTTGCTGTATAGAATGTTGCTCATCCAATCGTAAAGCCGTGACACGTCACCACCGCTTACAACCGTTGCGCCGTCCATTGCGTTTTGGTACAGGATAAAGGTTGCTTTAGTGTTTGAGCCGCCAGCGACAACCGCTTCAGGTGACAGAAATAAATCCACGTTTATGCTCCTTGTAAGCGTTGTACTGATTCTAGGCTTGAAACGATGCGCTTGGTAAACGCAACAGGTAAGACATCATCATTATCAAGCCTGCTTAGCTGCGTTGCAAGGTCAGACAAGCCAGCAATCTCAAACGCGCCAACAGTCGGCGCTGATTGCGGTGTTGTCGGTAGTGTAGGTGATGCGCTTGACACCGACGCGACTGAGCCACCACCGCTGATGTTGGTGGATTTGATTGTGCTGATAAGCGCAGCGCCTTCTGCCGCCACCTGTGCAGCAAACGCCAAGTTTGCAGGGTATGGATTGTTCAGCGCCTTTGCCACGCCTGCGGTAATGTTGACTACTGATGTAGCAATCGCTGCGTTTTTCTGCGCTTGGAATGACTTCGAGCCAAACGCGCTAATGAGTTGCACCGCCGCATTTGCCGCTGACTGCTGCGCTGAAAGCTCTTGCATCCAAGCGCGCTGTTTCAGCTGTAGCTGTGCTTGCGCATATTGGTCGTTAATAGCTAGGATTTGCTCTTGATATTCAATATCAGCCTGCTTCTTCTGCTCTTTGCTGATGTTGTCGAGTTCAATCAGCTGCTGATACTCAGTCGTGGCTCGCAGAAGGCGCGCGCTTGTTTGCGCCGCTAAATCCGCTTCCTCTTGCGTGAATGCTTCGTCGCGTACTGCTTTCTGTAACGCAGCTTCGCTTGCCATGGTTTGCGTTTCTAGGCGCATGTTGGCAATGCGTTGGTCGATGCGCTCTTGGTCGCGTCGTGCCCGCTCTGCGTTGCGTTGGTCTTGCTCGTTTTGCTTATTCCATGCAGCGGACTCTGCATTAATCTCGGCAGTTAATGCGGCTTGTGCTTCTTTTTGTGCCTTCTGCGCCTGCTCAAGCTCATAGTTGCTGATAATCAAGCCTTTGATTTTGGCGTCAAGCGTTTCAATAGAATCCGCTCCGGTCTGCCATGCTGCCGCTTGCAATAGTGCGGCAAGCTCGCCTTGCTTCAGCGCGATTTGTTGAAGCTCAAGCTGCTGTGTTAGGTTTGACGTTTTGTCGATGGCGTCGTTTTGGCCTTCAGCAAGCGACTCGTTGATCACTCTTGCTGTATCTTCAATCTGCTTGACGTAGCCTTTTAGCTTTTCTTCACCATCTGCAATCGCTTGGTTGGTGTTGGTCAGTCGCACAGCTAAGCGCTCTTGTGCAGGGCCTGATGCGTTTTTAAGCTCATCGTTCAGTCGTGCCGCTTCTTGGCGTAATGCGTCGACCTTTTCGCGCTGCTTGTCGTATTCGGTGTTCAGCTTGCCAAGCTCAACTTGTGTGAATGCCTTTTTGCTTTCTGCATCAAGGTCAGCAATTGACTTCTGCAATCCGTCGAGCTTTTTCTTTAAATCTTCAGACTCATTTCCAGCAGTAATGAAACTGCTAATCAATGGCCCGCCAATAGCCGCAGCAATACCAACCACAGCACCAAGTAGCGGAAAGCCTAACACGTAACCCAAGTCAGCTGCTTGTTGTGATAATGCAACCAATGGCGAAACACCGCCCTGTACTTGGCCAACGAATTGCTGTAATTGAATTCCAGCCTGACCAGCCTGCCGCCCGAATCCGGCCAAACCTTGCGATGTACTGCCAAGCGCCTGACTGACAGCCTGCGCTGTTTTAGTGGTCTGCGTGTTGACCTGATTAAGTTGGTTAATCTCTGCGGTTGTTTTGTCTACCGCAGTACCTAAACCCACCATTGACTTATCAAGCTGATTAATCTGCGCAGCACTGTCTCCTGCGTCGATTTTTACGCGAATGATTTTATCGGTCATTTCTTACCTCGCTTGATAGCGTCAAGTTCACGCTGCCGCTTGTCGTTAATCAGTTTCATCAGATGGTCATCCAGTCGCTTCAATACATTGATAGCCAAATCTTGCTCGTAACTTATTGTAGCAGTGACAGCTTGCAATGTCGCTAATGGTATGCGTCGGTCAGGCTCGCACTCTCTGCGTGCATCGTAGAAAGCCATCAGCAGCTCTGACTGCGCATCAGCAAGCTCAACTGCTTGCATTTCTTTGAGTATCGCCGCAGCGTGATTGGTGCCGCCAAACTTATCAAGCGTTAATGCCGCCTCGTAATCTTCGCGCAAGTTCCGACCGTTAAAGTCGGACGTTACTTTTTTTCTAGCTTGTCTCCATCGGCTTGCGCTTCTTCGTGCAGGTAGTTTTCAAACCGCAGCGCCGCAGAAATCAGAATGTCATTGAGCGATAGAAAGTAGTCAGGATTGGTGAAGATGTTTCGCGCCGCGTCTTTGCTGTATGGTAACGCACCGTCTTGGTCGTTGACGCCTTCCCAATTCGTTACGCCGTATTCAGTGAGCCAATGACCATAAAGCCGGTTGTTGTCGACGTCTTGCATTTTGTGAAATGGGCCATAGAGCGTTTGCCGTATGCTTTTCAGCGCTTCTTGACTCTCTTTCGTGCCAAGCCGCCGCACGTAAAACACAGCCGAACCAACGTATATTGGCGAGCCGTTTTGTTGCTTGTCTTTGGATTCGCGGTATTCTGACAGGTTCATGATTCACCAATAAAAAAGGGGCGTTAAGCCCCTAGTTTATACTGCTTTATCGGTTATGCCCAGTTGCGGAAAACTGCGACTGTATAACCTAGTGAGTCCGACTTTTCAGCCGCTGCACTGAATGAGTTTGAACTGATGGCGTTTTGGCCATCTTCCATGCCCCACTCGATAATGACAACTTGCGGCAAGTAAATCACTGTCTTTGCGCCGCTGCCGTGGTCGAATTCGACGCCGTAAGCGATGCGAGTGCCATTATCGCGCAGCAGCTTAACTTTCAGCGCGTCGGCAATCGTTGAGCGTGATGCGCCATCAAACGAAACCTCGAACTGACCACGTGACAAGCGCGGCGTACAACCTGCGGCTTGGTCGGTTTGGTAGTTGTTGTTGATGGTCAGGCTTGTTGACTTAATCACGCACAATGCGGTTAAGCTGTCAAAGTACCAGTTAGCCACGTTTTGCACCGCAGACAATGGAGCATCAACAGCTAAGGCAGAGTCAGTTTGACCGCTGATGCTTGTTGTTGCAGCGCTGTCACGCTCGAACATCATTGATACGGTTGATGTGATGATGCCAGTTTCGCCAACTTCAACCGTTTGCTGGTTGATGATGCCATCGTATGGTGTTTCGTAGTTCACGCTGCCAGCCGATGCGCCGTCAATCACGCGGTTTTGGCCTGTGTAGTAAGTCGGCGTGTTGGCGTTGTAGGTCTTGCCGCACTTGATTGTCACTGATGCGCCAGCACTTGCAGTTGCTGCCGGTACTGGATAAGTGCTGATGCTGCCGTTGTTAGCTTTTGCAGTGATGCGGTAGGTGATGTTCAACGCAGCGTTGGCAAAGCCAGTCACGAAAATAAAGTCACCAACCGATAAGTTGGTAAAGCCGTTAGCGGAGTCAGTAAAGCCTGATGCGGTTGCTGCAAACGTGGTTCCGGTCAAGCTAATCACTTGCTCAGTGCCATGGATTGCAGAAATCAGCAGCGCCAAGCTCTGCTTGGTTGCTTCAGTTGAAATCTCAGCGGCAAGCTCTTTGGTGTCTTGCACTTGTTTCGCTGCGTTGAAGTCTAAGCTAACTTCGCTCGATTGAGTGTAGCTAATTGACTTTTTGAAACGTCCACTTGTACGGCGGACAGGCTCAAACACTGGACTGGCGTTAATCGCACCCTTCGCGGTTTGAGGTGATAGGTAAAACTTCCAATCGCCGCCAACAATTTGACGGTCTGCTACTGTTGTCGGCATTTAAAAGCCCTCGCAATAAAAGTTAATGGTCACTTGATAGCCCAGCCATGGACTATCCTCGATTTTAGCGGTATTTGCTTCAAAAGTCTTTACATTGCCGAATTCAGTATTTTCCAGCAGCGCGATGAATGCTTCACATAAGGCAAGGTTGCCGTTAATGCCTGAGCCTTGCGGTGTGAATACGTCAACCACAAGCAAGCCATTACGTCGCACCCACGAAGAGCCACCGCCCACGGCAACGTTAGTTGATGCGGTATTGATAACCGTTACCCGTGACCATGGCGCGTTGGTTGGTTGCTGCCATCCTGCTTGATTGGGATATTGAATGGCAACGCCAGACGGCGGTGTACCTGCAATCTTTGCGACAATGCTTTTGACTGCCTCTGAAAATCTTTTATCTGCCATAAGCGACCGCCTGTTCGATTGCGACTTCTACAAATTTAGCCGGAGCCTGTTGTGACCAGCCATCGTTTAGCCTAGCGATATACGGCAAGTTGTTGCAAATCCAAATGTCAGGCAATGAGTCAGCCGGATAGCTGCTCAGCACACTGGCAGCAAGCTGCGTTGAATAACTGCCGTTTAAGCTGATGCTGGATTCGTTGATGGACTCATCAGGTGTGCCAAGGCTCATCAGCCAGTTTGACTTTGCTCGACCTGTATCAAATGGAGTTGCAGACACAATCGCTTGGTCTGCCAAGATGCCAAGTTTGCGCATTTCCTGCGACGTGTATTCAGTCAGTTCGACGTGGATTGATAAGCCGTCTGCGTAGGTTGCCATCATCGCGCCCTCAGGGTCAGCTTAACCGTCGCATCCGCTGCGTCGTACTTGATTGCAGTAATCGACATAGCAACGCCGCCGAATGTCACATAATCAGCTACAGACGGCATGACGGAATCAATGCGCGTATAAACAGCGCCTGTGTCGCTCTGCTGCGCGTCGGTGCCTTGCCAGTCAATCATATCAACCGCAAACTTTATCGCGCTGTAGGTGTGCTGCGTTGCGCCTGTGATGGATTCGCTGGCTGGGTTATACGTGCCGCCAGTTGTGATAACCAATGTTTGGCGAAAGTCGGCAAACTCATCGTCGATAAGCTCCGCCGCTAAGTCTTTGAATTCTTGCTTCGTGGTACTCATCCGCGCATCAATCCACTTGAGCC